ATACCCCTCTAATCCTGTCACCCCCGCCGGGGCGATAGCTTTAGCTTCGGTGGAAATATCTATTTCTTCTGCTCCTAGAGTGATTCCCGGGGGGCAAGCGTCCCTAGCGGGCGCTGGTAAATCAGTGATTAACTATTCGCTCGGGGCTGGGGCGCGTTACGGGTCGATAACCGGGGTCGAGTTACCGGGCGGGTTCGTCGCTGTCTCCGTAAACGTCACTATGAATGGTGACGAGGAGATTATCGGGCGGGATATGCGCGGATTCGATGAATGGTACGGGACTTTAGGGGATTCAAAAAACGTTTGGTGGTGCGCCTTACAAGGGCGGGGCTTTCTTTTCGCGACTGGCGAGATTCCCCCTGAGGGGACGGTTATTCGCGGTAGTCTCCTGCTCCACAGGAAATCCCAGTAGGGTGTGAGGGGGTTTTGGCGTGTTTTTTGTAGCGTGTGATATTCAAACCGGGCAAATTCAAGCCGAACTGCCTTTGAGCTGTGGTGATAGTTTTGAGCGGGCTATGCAAACGATTTCCACCGCGAACTTTTCCCTACCGATATATGATTCGGCGTGCCCTAGGGATTGGGAAGTGCTGACAGCGCCTTGGCGATTCTGGATTATCGCGGTTCTTGATGATGGAACGATATGTTGGGGTGGGATTATCACCGGGCGTAGCCGCAACGCGACTAGCGGGGTGGTGTCTATCTCCTGCTCCTCACCAGAAGATTATTTAGACCGCCGCTACACCCCGGCGCGCAGGTTTGACCAGGTAGACCAGTCTGATATCGCCGCGTGGCTTGTCCGCCAGGCTATCCCTGACGGGATTCCATTCTTGATTGATGCCCCTAAGAGCGGTACTAAAAGAGATCGTGAATATAACGATGATGACGCCGCCACCCTATATAAGCGCTTATCTGACCTTTCGGGGGTTATTGGTGGACCCGAATGGCATATCTCGATTGAGTGGCAGGACAGGCAGCGGCAGAACGCTATTATCCCGGTCTTTAAGTGTGGTACGCCCCGGATTGGGATAGCGACAGGTGAGCCGCAGGCGGTGTTTGAGCTACCCGGTGGACTAATCGAGGCGACCCTAGAAGAACGCTTCGGAGAATCAGAGTATGCGACGTATGTTATCGCGGCGGGTGGCGGTGAGGGCGAGGATAGACCGCTTTCTACCCCGCAGATTGCTATAGACAGGGAGAACGTGGGTTATCCCAGGGTTGAGGTGCGGAAAACTTTCGACTCCGTCACCCTAAAACCCACGCTAGACACGCACGCTAAAGGGCTATTAGCGGCTTTATCGGGTGGTGTGCAGGTTTTCACGCTTACGCAAAAGCTAGACGAATATCCCCGCTTGGGTGTGGATTGGCATATGGGCGACGATGTCAGGCTGATAGTTGATACTGACTCGCTCAAGATTGACCGCAAGATTCGCGTGGTGGGCTGGTCACTAGACCCCGCTAAAGAGCTGGTTAAGCCGTATGTTGCACAGATAGGGGGGTAAAAATTGCTTGGTGATGGTGTTCCGCTTCCGGTGACGGCTGAGACCCCGGCGCGGATTCTACGCACCTTTGAGAAAGAGAATAGTTATGGCGGGCGGCGGTTATCGTCCGCGACTATTTCTAAGGGCGGGGTGACGGTACGCGGGAAAGGCGTCCTCGAAGTCCTAGACGGCGGGTCACTCGAAATCGTGACCGGAAACCTAAAATTGCTCGCCGGGACACTCCCAGCCACGGCGCTGAAAAATCATATTTGGGTTACTATGAGCGACACCGTGCGCGTCCCCGTGACGGCACAGCTAGGGTGGAAGATTGGGCAATGGCACAAAGTCGGGGGTGTGGAGATAACCGCCCCATCATGGGCTAAAACCGGGATTATTTTCGCAGTCTGCCTATACAAGGGACATGTACCCGTGGACATAGCGGGTTCGGACTATATGGAGGCACGAACACGCTCCGTAATCGGCGGTATTCCATGCCCGGAATATTCAGCGTCTATAAGAGCTTACGACGATTTTCAGTGGGTGCATGTAGGGACGATGGACTGTCAGGCTATCCAGATCACGCCCGGGCAGACTATCAGGGTCAATCTTGAGCACACTATGAACGGGCAAGATTATATTTTTTATGATCGCGGTCAGGCTGAGATAACCGCTTTCGCAATCTGGATGGGGTAAAAACTATTGGCTAACATTCCGCTACCATCAGGAATAGACGCTGCGCAACGCCGATTCCGCGAAATACAATCCGCAATTGATACGACCGGGACACGCACCCTAGAAGCCGCCTCTATCTCCCAGGGAAACTTCCGGGTCAGGCACGGCGGCAATATTATTATCGGCGATGGCGGCACTCTTAACATTTCGGGCGGTAATCTTAAACTCGGTAAGGGGATTATCGAGGGTGCAGCTCTAAAAGAGCAGATAGAAGCGACCCCTATTAGCGCGCCGACCTCCAAGGATTCCACGAAAGTGTCTAAAACTTGGAAAACTATCCGTTCGGTCTCTGTCCCCGTCCCGGCGTGGTCTGACAAGGCGCTGCTGATTATTACGGGGTCAGCCTGGATTAATCAATCAGACTATGACTCCGGGACGGGAGCGTGCCGGGTTCTGGTCAATGGCGCACCGTATGGCGAGGCTGGAATGGGTTTTTCTTATGAGGACAACGCAGATAATAACTTGTCATACACTTACGCGATGCCTATCGTGGCGCAAATCAACCTAGCCGGGGTGACGGCTCTGAAAATTGAGTTACAGAATTACTTGAACCGAACGGCTAACTATGTGCGCACCTCGATTATGGGTGTGGCTATCTGGACACGCATCACGCAATAACACACTATTTTAGGGAGGAATCATGTCTAAGCCTTTAGCACATGTAAACACGGGTTTTATTATGATTGACGGCAAGAAATACCCGACCTCTGGGTCGATTAAAAACCCGGGCGGGTGGACATTTTCAGGCACAAAACCCTGGTTTTATGCCGCATTCGATATCCCTGCCCCGTATTTACCGCCCGCCGGATACACTTTCGAGACATTTACGCTGGAATCCGCGTCCACTACTTTTGTGTGTACCTCAGAGCTAAAACGCGCCGAAAAACTTATCACATGCCGGGTGATTCAAACCTGGTCTGACGATGTAAACCGGCTTTCGCTTATCGGCTGGCGGCTTATCTCTACCTCTACTGACCCGAACCGACTCAACTAGAAAGGCACAAGCTATGTTATTCCCCCCCCGATTATTCACGGTGAACTACCGATAGAAGAACTCCCACTCCCAACGTTTACGAGTAGTTGGAAGAATCCTGTGACTGATGAAAAACTGCGAATCCGAAAAATAGGGCGGCTCGTATTTTTCACCGGAATGCTAGTATGCGGCTCGACAGTGAATCAAACTATTTTTACTAACCCTTTACCTGAGGGGTGGAGACCGTCCGGAAATCAATGGTTTCAGTCGGCTTCCCCTAACGGCAATTGCTTGATAAAGCTAACTCCCGGGGGTGTCCTGTCCCTGCTGTACGGGTCGGATAATGCAAAAAACGACTGGATCCCGATGAACGGCTTTTATTATTTTGCCGAAAACTAGCCCCCCATTATTTCCTAAAGCCCCGTAACTTTGCGGGGCTTTTTTCATACCCAAAAACTAAAAAATTGAGGAGGAAAAATCGATGCCAGACAATCTAGACCCCTGCGAGGAGACCCCGGAACTCTTGGAAGAATCCCCGCTACCAGAAGACGACGAAGAAAACGCGGCTGAACTGCCCCAAACCCCCGACAGTGTCCCGAACCTAGACCAAGAGGAGGGCGAATAATGGCTACCGCAAACGATGTTTTAATAATCGCACGCTCCCAGCTCGGCTACACCGCCACCTCGACCAGCGGCAAGTTTTGTGACTGGTACGGAATGCGGGGATATTGGTGCGCAATGTTCGTCTCGTGGGTTGCGGCGCAAGCTGGGGCAACCTCGATTATCCCTAGGCATGCTTACACACCTACCGGGGCAAACTGGTTTAAACAGCGGGGGCGGTGGCATTCTGGGACGCGCGGTCTTGCCCCTGGCGATATCGTGTATTTTGATTTCGGTCTTGGCAGGATTTCGCATGTAGGGATTTTTGAGGGCTGGAATCGTGGGAAAGTTGTCACTATCGACGGCAACACCGGGGCTAGTGGCGGGCGTTCTGGTGGTAGAGTTCTGCGTCGCGCCCGTGCCCCCCGCTATATAGTCGGGTATGGTCGCCCCGCATATAGCAGCAGCGTCGGCTCTAAGCCAGTGACAGGCGGGCTTAGCGTGGACGGCTGGGCAGGGAAAGCCACTATCCGCCGCGCTCAGCAACTCGCACGCACCCCGCAAGATGGCTATATTTCCGGGCAGTGGCGCGGCAATAAAAAAGCTCATTGGGCGGTTGTGGTTATGCGGTACGGGCGGGGAGGCTCGACCCTCGTCCGTAAGATTCAAGCCGCCGTAGGGGTCAGCCAGGACGGGCATTGGGGCGCGGCTACATCTAAGGCTATGCAGCGCCGCCTAGGGGTGACTCAAGATGGATATTTCGGGCATGATTCCGTGAAAGCCTGGCAACGCGCCCTCAATAACGGGAAACTAATCTAAATTTTTGGAGGAAAATCATGGCAAAACACGTTGAATACACGGATACCCCGCGCCTGGCGGAATGGTTAACCCCAACCGTGCGGGCATGGGCTTACTCGGTGGTGATTGCGATTATTGCGATTTTAGGCGGCTACGGGGTCATAACCGACACGTTAGCCCCTCTCTGGGTCGCGCTCGCAGCTGCTTTGCTTGGTCAGGGCGCGGCACTGGCGCATACCCCTAAAAGAATTATTGGCGATGATAGCCGGGATTCTTACGCTCCTACTCATCGCGTAGACCCCGAAAAATAGGGGAAAAGTTTAAGGCTTGCCCCGTCCCTTTTTTCTACTAGGGGGCGGGGCGCTTTCCTCACATACGGGAGGGGAAAATAATTATTTTGCGTTCTATAATGACCGCCCCGGAAGTCCTCGGCTCAATCATCGCCCTGCTTGTAGGGGTCTTGTCGTACCTGCTAGCGCGGATTAAAAAAGCGACCGAGGAAACCCGCCAGCAAGTCACCAACACCCACAAAACGAACCTCAGGGACGATATCGACTCGAATAAGCGGATCATTCTACTAGGGCAGAACGATACCCGCACCGGTATCGGGCAAATCCTAGGAGAACTCGAAGATTTGAAGCGTGTTCAGGCAGCTCAGACAGCGGAATCAAGAGAGCGCGCAACATTTATCCGCCGGGATATTCAGCAACTCCGCGAATCGCTGGAAAACACTACTGAGAGAATGCAGGTCGCGGAGCAAAACGCAGACCGCGACCACCGCGAAATCTGGGAAGCACTACACAAACGCACACAACCCCCACGCAAAGAGGACTAGGAGAGTCTCTCGGCATCTAGAACTTTATACACCGTTTCCCGCGCTACGCCCGTGTTTGTAATTATCTGGTTGCGGTTTGTGAACAGCTCCGCCGTTTTGATTGCCCCGTACAGCTGCAATCTGGCTTTTTCGTATTGCCCACGCGCTTCTGCCCAATCCTCGCCGACTTTTTGTAATATCCCGGCAGCGTGAGCTTTAGGGGGTTCGCCTGTGGTTTTGGAGATTTCGAGCGCGAAATCTACCGCCCCTGTTAGGTAATCGGTGATGGCTTTATAGTCGATTTCGCGCGGCACGTCCTCAGTGGCGGGGGCTAGCTCGAAAAGCTGCTCTGCCTCGCACCAGATTTTATAAAGCTCCTCGTACACGTCCTTAGTGAGGTCGTCTTTAGCGTCGTCAAGCCAGGCATCGAACTCATGTTTTTGGCTCATTATCGCACCGCCTGGACTAGGCTAGAATCAGCTGCCATAACTTTATATAGGCGCTCGCATGAATCGATCAGCCGTTGCCTATCTTCGTCCTCAAAGTCGGAATCGTCGCCCGTATCTTCCCATGTGGGCGCGAAATCGGTATCAACCCAATCTGCGAACGCTTGCTCGGTGGGTAGAGTGTCCCAGGCTTCTAGGCATAGCCAGGAATCTTGCCCCGGCTCTAGGTGCGCTTCTAAATCTTCGATATGTTCCTGCCGGTCTTTCTGGATTACCCAATCGGCTTTTAGAGAGTCGTGGCATTCCTGCTTGCTCCAGCCGCGGGCGTAGAACTTGGGGAAGTCCTCGCTCTCATCGCTACGGGCTACAGTGTTTTCGCCGTCCTCGTCGTATAGATAGGTGATGTAGTGGGCATCAACGGGGTTTTCCACTTCGTAAGTATTCCCAGTTTCATCTGTGAACTTTTCGTCTAGGCTGATAAACATTTTGGTTTTCCTTTTTTTCTTGGGGAAGTTTTTTTGTTTCCCTCTCTTTCGCTTACATATATAACTATATCATCTACCCCTGGATATATCTAGTCCTAGATACTCTTTTTCTTATGAACTACATCACAATAAAGAATTGCTAAAATAATACCGCCGCCAATGAGCCGGTGACCTTGGTTGATATGGCTTGCAATCACTGACTGCCCCGCAAAATAGGGGCGCGGATACATACTAAAAATAACGCCCCGCTGGTCTTTGAAAACCGGCGGGGCTATTTCTTTATATAGTACCCTAATAGTACAATCCCTCTACTTACCTAACGTTTATGCAGGTAATAGTGGGTATGGAGTTTATTCCCTTACTCTCCGCAATAGCCCTCACCGGAACTTATTTCTGGTGAGGGCTTTTACTTATTTTCGGGGCGTTTTACCTGGTGGCAATATATTTCCCCTTTACGCCATTCCGTGACAGTACAAGACAATAAGAGACGCTGAAAGACAAACCGCGGGCGTCTAATGGTACATTTAGATAGTACATTTTGGAGGTACACGCATGGGACGCACAAGAGTATTCGGCTATATCAGGACGCGCAAGCGGGAGAACGGCAATTCTTATCAAGCCTCATATGTAGACCCGGCGACGGGTAAGCGACGCACTAAGACTTTTAGGGCGAAAAAAGACGCTACCGCTTACCTAGCGAAAACCGCGATACTAATAGACGCGGGAGAAACCCCAAATGCCCCTAATCCCCGCCGCGTTCCTACGGTGAAAGAATGGGGCGAAGAATGGCAAAAACGGCTCAAAGAATCGGGGGCTTCCCCTAACTCGCTACGCTCATACAAGAGCCACCTAAAACGCTACATTTACCCCGCATTTGAGACCCGCGCGGTCAATTCTATTAGCCGCGCTGAGGTAATCGACTGGTACTACGCCACCGCGCCAGACAAACCCGGCGCTAGGAAAAACGCCTACACCACATTCTCGGCGCTTATGGGGGCAGCAGTAGAAAGCGAGCTAATCGACACTAACCCAGTGCGGGTGAAAGGCGCGGCAGCGAAAAAACGGGTCAGAGACGAAAACCGAGAGCGGGTAGCAACCGATGAGCAGGTGGAGGAAATCGCGGGCGCAATGCCGGGGAGGCTCGCTATCACGATTTATTTGGCAGCATGGGCAGGGCTACGCTACGGGGAAATAGCGGCGCTACACCGCCGCCATATCGACCTAAAAAACCGGCGGGTATTAGTGAGGGGGACGGTTAAGCGCGGCGAGAATGGTGGACTGGTGGAGGGCGTCCCGAAGTCTGCTTTGGGGCGGCGTGATGTGCCTATCTCAGACCCGCTCGCGGGTAAGCTGAAAGACCACCTAGCCCGATACGTAGGCAAGAGCCAAGACGCATTAATTGTGTATTCGGGGGCGGGGACGTTCCTGTCTAATAAGACGCTTCATTTCAGCTATAACCCCGCCGTGGTTAAAGCGGGGTTGCCGGGCTTCAACTTCCACCAACTCCGCGCTACCTGCGCAACTATGCTTGCACGCGCCGGTGCTACTGAGGCAGAGATTCAGGCGATTCTAGGGCATTCCACCTGGTCTATGTCCCAGATTTACCAGCGCGCCACTAGGGAGCGGCTAGTCGAGGTAGTAAACCGGATGCATGAGGGGTAGGGAGCGATTCGGGGCGTAGGCAAACCTCTATCCCCACTGCTGGGTACTAACTGTATTTATGTATCGTATCCTTGATACGCTGCGCGTACTGGTACAAATCAGTTGGGGTGTCAATATCTATTTTTCCGTTATCGTCTTGGTCGAAAAACATCACACGCTTCTGCTTTCCATTAAAGAACAGGCGTACTAGGGGTTTACGGTTATTATCGTCTAGCAAGATTCCGCAATAAGACTGCTGGTCACGTATATGCACCCGGGCAGGGTCGGTGACTTCTGCGCTAATAGCTTGCACGATGAAGAAACCTTGAAGTTCGTCGTCAGTGGTCTCAATTTTCGATTCTTTCACCGTCACCGCTGGTGCTTCACTAATATCTGTCTCTGTGCTATTAACTTCCATAGCGGTTTTTAGCTTGGCTGCTACTTTATCGCCTATAAACCGTGCCATACCGGTACGCACTGATGGCTCAATAGCTTCCAGCAGCTTCGCAGTTTTGACCGCGCCAGGCTTAATAACTCCCGCCATCAGATGTAAAAAGTCCTTATCCGGGTTTTCAAAAATAACCCCCAAATACTTCCTAACCGCGGTCACTTGTTTTAGGTTTTCGGCAGCTGAAAGCACGGAATCAATCTCAAAACGACTCTTAGTCAGCTTGTCGATTTCTGGGAGTAGCTTTTCATCTACGTTGTCTAAGTCGAGGGTCATGAACGGGGATTTATCCATGACGTGGAGGGAATCTAGGTCTGTGTAGAATTGATAGATTTGCCCGTTAGTTAGGATTCCGATTTTGGCTTGCACAGCTTGAAAGTAGAAGGCGAGCTGCGCGGCGTTATCCCGTGAAATCGCTACCCCGTAGGGTTTAGCTTCAATCAGGATTCTTATTTGCTCACCGCGTTTGATGGCGTAATCAACTTTTTCGTTTTTCTTGTATGAGTAGGAGGAATGGTATTCGGGGATTACCTCGGCGGGGTTCGTGGTGTCGTATCCGAGGACGTCGCTTATAAACGGCATGATTAACGCGGTTTTGGTGGCTTCCTCGCTGTTTATATAGTCGCGTGTTTTGGCAAGCTTGTCTGAGAGGTTGCTGACGCGGTCTTCAATGTCTGTCATTATTATTTCTCCTAAATAATTGGTTTTCTTTTTGCGGTGGGGTTATTAGGGGAGTGGGGTATCAGAGGGTATATGCGAGGTTTTCCGCTGGGTAAGGCAGTTATGGACGGCTAATGCTGCGGAATTAACAATTTGGGCTTTTCCCCAGTCGCTAAGATCGTTGATTTCCTCTGCTGGTACGGGAATACGTACCTCCCACTGAGCTTCCTCGGATAGCTGCGAGATTTGGCTCAGATATCCTATTAGCACCTGGTTTCCTCCAATATCTTGCGTGATGGAGTAGTCAGTGCTGATGTTTGGCTGGGTTATCTCGCCGGATAGGATTGACTGAGCTGTACCGTTTTCCCAAGATAGAGCGTTATCGAGACGTTGGAGCGTGCGTTTTGCGTAAGATTCTCGTCTCCCGTTTTCTAAGTCTCCGATTAGCCTGGAGCATACTTTAACTTTCTTCGCTAGGGATTCTTGAGTGCTGTATCCCTTGCGTAAACGTGCTTTTACAACTTGCTCGGCTAGGTGATGTGCCCCTGTCGCGTTCTTCATAGTCTCATACTATAGGAAACTTTTGGAACGTTTTTTATTATTTCCATCTTCATTTTTCGAGTTTAGCGCCTATCTGGTAAATAAAAAGTTTCGAAAAAGTTTCCAGAAGTGGCATATTAAGTTGATTTTGTTCCGATTTAGCTATATTTTTATTCCTATGAAATGGAAACATTTGGAAACCGAAAATGTGCGGACAGGGGCAACACTCCGTACACTACGCGAAGCGCGTGGACTCAACGCTGACGAACTCGCGAGAGAACTCCACGTCTCCCGCCCCTACCTCGCGAACATCGAAGCTGGGAGGAGGTCTTTGACCCCGGCTCTGGCTAAAAAGTCTTGCGAGGTGCTGCGTGTACGCCCAATCGTCTTACTTAACCCACGGTTTTTAGAAAAGCATCTAGAAACTGCTGGAAATAGCAAAAACAAACTTCCTAAAAGAGGTAGTAAAAATGACTAAGAAAAACCGCGCCAGCGTCCCAGAACGAATTTCGGTAGTTTTTTGGAGGACGCTATGAAGCGCCAACACATCACCCCACCCCAAAAATCGGGCTGCAAGAGGGGGGGGAATAATAAATGCCGCGAATCCCACTTTGTGAGCTTTTAACCAGGGAGGAAGCAGCGAAAGCCGCGAAAGTTTCCGTGCGCACTATTGACCGGCTCTCCCAGACCGGACAAATCCGGAAACGCTACTCTAAAGGCTCTCCCCGTATCTGGATTAAAGAGCTTGAAAAGCTTTTTTCCCAAACCATCTAACACCCCCTCTATATCTAAGGAATCCCCTATGAACGTTGAGCTTTCGCGCGCGGTTTTTTGGGCGCGCCGTGCAGGGCTAACCCTAATGGGTGTAGCCACCTGCATATATGTGTGCTTTTTCTTCATATCCCCCGCCGAGACTGAGACGTTAAGCGCTGCCGCCGCTTTTTGGGGTATGGCAAGCGCTTACCTAATCGGCGGAATCTTGCTTTTTACACCCACGAAATAAACCCCACTAGAAAGGAAATCCTAAAAAATGACAATTTTTAACATCGCTTTAACTGTCGCCGCAATCCTGCTATTTACTGGCGGAGCTGCCGCGATAGTCCTCTTTATCGAAGAATACCTACGGCAACGCAACAACCCGCCCCGCCACCTAAAAACCGACAATCCCACCCCGACCAACTACCTATAAGAAGGAGGACGCCACTATGGCTAAGACTGTTAGATTCCCGAAACCGGAGACTACCCAGGACGCTGCCCGGCAGCTCGCGGTTTGCAAACTGGTGAAAGAGCAGGTTAAAAAGATTGAGAACCACGCGCGCGCTTTCATTGAGGACGCTTTGAAACCTGGAGACCGGCTATACGCGCGCGGCATTGATGGTGAGACAGAAATCGCCGTACTTATCCGCTCCAAGCCTAAAGGCGGGCGTTACAAGATTAAAGACCCGGTGACGTTCGCGAAATGGATAAGCGAAAACGACCCCGAAATCGCTTATTTACACGTAGAAACCACTATCAAAAAAACTTCCCGTATGAATGACGCGGATTTTCTCGAGGGTTACATGGAGAAGCTGGTGGGCGAAATTCCCGATGGCGTGGAAGAAGCACCCCCCGCCCGTTCCACCCTCACTGTCCGCCAATCCTCTGAGCAAGCCGAGAACTTACTTGAGGACGCGACCGCAAGAGGCGGAATATCAGGGTTGCTGGAGGCGGTGACCGACAATGAGTAGCCAAGCATTGACAATCTCACCTAAGCAAACAAGTTTCACACAGACACAAGTCGCCGCGTTGCAACATCTAGGAATAGACCAAGCAGATAAAGGCGACCTCGATGTTTTCATGCACTACTGCCAACGCACCGGGTTAGACCCTTTTAGCCGTCAAATCTATATGATCGGGCGTAATGTGCGGCAGGGCAACCAATGGGTAAAGCGCTGGACAATTCAAACCTCGATAGACGGGGCGAGGCTTATCGCCCGCCGTGTCGCAGATGAGTCCGGCGCGCCTTATTCCACCGAGGGACCGTTCTGGTGCGACGCAGGCGGCAATTGGGCTGACGTGTGGTTGAAACCGCCCCCGCCCGCCGCCGCTAAATATGTAGTCCTATATAAAGGCGGCTCATTTACCGGCATAGCCCGCTTTGACGCCTATAAGGCGGTTAATCGAGAGGGGGAAGTGACTGGGCTTTGGGCGAAAATGGCGGACACTATGCTCGCTAAATGCGCCGAGATGCTGGCATTACGCAAAGCGTTTCCGCAAGATATGTCCGGGCTGTATGTGTCGGAGGAAATGCGTCAGGCGGATAATGTCGCCCCCTTGACCTCTCAGGTGCAGCACGTCCAGCAAGTACCGCAATCACAGCCCGCGCCCGCCCCTAAACCTAACCTGTTAAATCAGGCACAGATAGACGGGATACAAGCAGGAATGTCTGAGCTTGGATTAACCGCGGTGAAAGCCGCTGAGGGCATCCGGTACTACACGAAAGGGCGTACCTCAAAACTCTACGAAATGACCGTTGAGGAGGGTAAGGGTTTGGCGTTGCATATTAATGAGCAGCTCGCGAAGAAAAACCAACCCAAAGATGCCCCGCCGGTAAATGACGCACCACCTTTGCTTGATGTGGAGGTAGTCGAAGAATGAGCAAGACCGTTACCCGCTACTGCTGGGTATGCAGAAAGCCAATCGAGCTGACCGACACGAATTCTCTATATAAACCGGACGGTGAGCCGTACATGATTTTTTGCGATACCTGCTGGCATGACCACATGGAAAGGAGTGCGCCTGGTTATGAGTGAGAAGCTTTTGACGATGGAAACCGCCCACGCTAGGGCAACTGACCCGACTACTTCTAGCCTTGCTGCTGAATCCGTGAATGTGAACCGGCACATGGGCTGGGTACTATCGGCAGCGCGCAAGATGGATAGCCATTCAGCGCCGTTTACTGACGAGGATTTAACCACCTATCTACATATGACGGGGAGGGCGGTTACACCCTCATCTGTGCGGTCACGCCGCGTGGAAGCTGTCCGGTACGGGTGGATAAAGGTTATCGACCGGGACGGGGTGTCTAGCACGGGGCGGGCTTGCCGCCGCTACCGAATCACCCCAGCAGGTATCGAAGCCTTAGAGACCGCTAAAACCGAGGCGGAATGGAAAGCCGAGAGGCGGCGCGCATCATGAAATGGATTGACTGGACAGCGTTGGACGGGATAGCTTTCACCGTTCTGGGTGAACCGGTATCGCAGGGGTCGATGAAAATCAACCACCGCGCCGGAAGTCTCTATCACGTGAAAAGCGACGAGCTGATTTTATGGCGGAACCGGATACTCCAGGAGGCTTTTCAAGCCGCCTACGCTCGCCGCTGGATTCTCCCAGATGATGGGACGGGGCTAGATGAACCGGTTTTATTATCAGCCCGATTTTATCTGAAAAAACCACTGCGACCCCGCTTCCTATATCCCGCCGTAAAGCCCGACCAGGACAAGCTATTGCGTGCTGTGCAAGACGCTTTAGCACCCCGCAAGGGTAGGCGTTTTCTTTTCGATGATTCGAGGGTTATCGGGTCGAGGGTGCAAAAGGATTACGCGAAATCCCGGCGGGTCGGGGATAGAGAGGGGCCGCGTCTTGAATGCGCGGTTTATAGATTCCCGGGCGGCAGTCATGACTGATTTTAATGTTAATGATTTGGATGAAGAAGCCCGGAAAGATGTTAAAGAAATCTTGCATTTACTTATTGAGAATGGGCTTTTAATACCAGATATTGCAGACCCAGATTATTGCTTAATATCGACTGATTTTCTAAAAGTTTTGGAAGAAATGGGAGGAGGAAAAAATGGCAGACACTCGGAAATGGATAAAAATATCCCTAGATTTACCGATGCACCCTAAAATGCTGGCGGTATCAGTCCCGGCGCGCTGGCTTTTTATGGAGATGCTTTGCTACTGCTCCGAGTACATGACGGACGGAGTAGTCCCGGAGGTTGTGGCTAAGCGACTGGCTACCAATACGGCAAGCGATACGCTAAGCGGGTTGCACAGCTTAATGCTAAGCAAAGAGCTAAGCAAAAAGACAAGCAAAATGCTAAGCAGCTCGCTAGGTGTGGGCTTACAGGAGCTAGCGGAGCATTTAATAAATGAGCTAAAAAGTAACGGCGACCCCGCAACTTTGAGCTATGAAAACGGCGCGTTTTTGATTCATGATTATTTGGGTCACCAAGCGAGCCGAAAAGATATTCTTGCACGTCAAGAGCGTTTGAGGGAGGCGGGACGGCGCGGAGGGTTAGCGAAAGGCAAGCAAAATGCTAAGCAAGACCCTAGCAAAATGCTTAGCAAAGGCTCTAGCGAAAACGTAGCAGATAAAGATAAAGATATAGATATAGATATATCTAAAGAAAAAATATATAAAAAAGAAACCGAGCCACTTCCCGCAAAGACCCGCAAGCGCGCTGTACCCCTCCCCGCTGATTGGAAACCCAACCCGACCCACGCAAGGATCGCGCTAGAGCGCGGGATTGATCTAGAAGCCCAGGCGGAAAAGTTCAGGGACTACGCAAGAGCGCACGGGAAAGCCTATCGGGATTGGGACGCAGGATTTAGAAACTGGCTACGCAGCCCCTACGTGAAGCCGGAAAACAGCAGCACACACTACGTTTCACAAGGCGAACGCGTAGAAAGAATGTTCAAAGCCGCCGCTAACCGGCAAGCCACCCAACAGCAGACGCAAACCCAAGAAGACCAGCAAGAAAGCGTTTTCGGATTCCTCACCTCGACAGGAGGTGACGCGGCATGATCAGCGAAGCGCAAGCCGTGCAGGTAATCGCCTATCTGGTGGACTGTGGAGCGATAACAGCCAGGTCAGATGGGCAAGCCCTAGTGTGGGCTGACTATCTCAACCACGCCGGGCAATCCGTCCAGGAAGTACGTCAAGCAGACCTAGAGGCAGCGACCCGAAACTTGGTTACCACCTGGCAAAACTCGCGGGAATATGCCCCGCGTATCAGCCCTGAAGCGTTAGCTCGCGAGATTCGGAAAATCCAGGCGGCACGGTTAAACGCCGTGGAAAATGCTAACCCTAGCGGGGCGCGGATTAACCCGCCTAGCGACCCGCAAGCCTATGTGACCTGGGAAAAGACCCGCCGGTTCTTGATTGGGGTCAAGGCGTTACCGGTGGAGGTCGCAGAACGTCAAGCACTCAAGCAAGCCGCGCAAGCGTTAAAGCTATCCTCACCCGCAACCCACAACACCCCGCCAGAGCTGTCTAGGAACGCGAGGAACGGGCTAAAACCCGTAAACCCTATCCCAGCTAGGGTGAGTGATTTCCAACCCGTTAAAACGGCACACGCACACGCCGACAGACAGGAGGTGACAACCCACCACTAACCACCAGCCCGCTAAAAATACGCGGGGAAAGATAGCTAAATAACCAAAATAAAACCCACAAAATAAAGGAAAAATAAAATGGCAGAAATGACCGCAATCGAAATACCTCAAATGACCACCCAAACGGCAGTTATCCCAATCAAAGGATTAAGTCCGCTGATTATGCATAAATGGAGCGAAAAAGCTAAAAAACAAATGCTCGACAATATGCAGGGCAAGAAAAAGGGCAAGGAGCTAAAAGACCCTGACGCAGAATATCGCGCCGCTATCTACCAGCTAGACAAAACCCGCTACGGATTCCCGGTGGTGGCTTTCAAAGCCGCAACGGTGCGCGGCGGCAAACTCATGGGACAAGTCATGACCGAACTGCGCCAGCTAATGAGCTTCAAGGGCGAATACTCGACGATCTGCGACCAAGAACTCGCGGAAATCAAGGGCGAACCACACATGCGGGAGGACACCGTGCGCCTATCACGAGCCGGGTCTGACTTGCGCTACCGCCCACAGTTCGACGAATGGGAAGCAACCCTAGTAATCGACTTCTTCCCCAACCTACTGTCCCTCGATTCACTAATCGCGCTAATCAACTTCGGCGGCAAAACCGTAGGAGTCGGGGAATGGCGACCCGAAAAAAATGGACTGTACGGCACTTACGAAGTCGTACCCGGCAACATCAAAATCATCAAGGAGCAATAGCAATGACTAACCCGACGATTGAGAAAGAGCTGCGGGCGATACATTCCCGCGACGGGGTACTCACCTGCGAAGCAGTACTAGAAGCCGCCCGCCCCAAAAACTCACCCCTACACGGCTACTTCACCTGGGAGGATTCACGCGCAGCCGAAAGATACCGGCTAATCGAAGCCGGCAGGTTAATCGCAACCGTGCGAATCGAATACACCCCGAAAAAAGCCACGCAAGTGGTCTACACCCCCGCATTCATTCCCACCGGGACAAGCAGCGAGGGAAAACGGCAATACTACCCGGTCGAGGAAATAAGCAAAAACGACTTCCTAAGAGAAAAAGCACTTGCGGACGCTCGCAGCGAAATGGAGAACACCCGCGACCGCTACTCACACCTAGTCGATTTACTGGAACTATCCACCGAGGTATTCGCCGCCTAAATCGTAAACGCCGAGGCAGGTATGGTACGGCGGGGCGAGGCGTGTCCGGGTTTGGCAGGGTTAGGCGCGGTAAGGCGTGGCTAGGCAGGTTAGGCGAGGCATGGAGAAGCGAGGCGTGTCGCGGGTGGCACGGCATGGCTTGGCTGGCGGGGCACGGCGCGGCAGGGTCAGGCATAGCACGGCGCGTCCGGGCATGGCATGGAAAAACAATCAACAAAATAAAGGAGAAAAATAATGGCAGTCAAACACATCTCAGGCACAGGAAACCTAGGATCAGACCCGCAGCTCAGATACACCAAAAGCGGGCTAGCTGTCTGTGAATACTCGATAGGCGCAACCGCGTCCCGCCAAAACCAAAACGGCGAGTGGGAAGAAAACGGCGCGCCCCTATGGCTCTCCCTAACATTCTGGGGCGAAGAAGCCGAACACTACGCCACTGCCGCCAAACGTGGGCAGCTAATTGAGTTCCACGGAACTGGGCTATCCCTAGACCCGTGGAGCACCCCAGACGGGAGAGCTGGAATCACCTACAGGGTGCTTAATCCGGCGATACGAATCAGACCACCCAAGAACCAACCCGCCCAACCCACCGGCAGCGGGCAGGGGCAATGGGGCGCGCCTACCGACAACCCGTGGGCACAACAACCCACACAAGCCGCGCAGAATCAACAACCAACCCAGCAAGCCCCCGCGCAAAAACCCGCCGCTGCCGACCCGTGGGTAATCGGCAACACCACCGGCACCAACCCGCCATTCTAAACAGAAAGGAAACCCCAAAATGACTATTGAGAAAAAATTGATAATAGATGACGCGCTTCACAAACTTTTTGGCATCAGAAGATATCAGGACGAATTAACTCCGTGCCTCGACGAATCATATTTTGTTTTGAGCGAGCTAAGGAAAATGCTCCAAGATTTCCCTAGAGGCTTTACTTTGGACGATCTAAATGACATCCTCCAAGATTTCCCTCGGGATTTTCAGGCGTGTATAGAAAAATTAAACCCCCTGCTAGACGTGGCTTACAAGCTGGAGGGCTTGGCGATAGCTCACCGCCAGAACATCCAGGAGTTGTGTGAGGTTATGACGAAAATCGAGAAACCCCAAGGCAATATAAGCGAGGTTAAAAATGAATCCCGATGAATCACCCCTAGAGAGAATCTGGTCATGCCTAAGCATGATTCACTGTGATGCCGGATCTGCACATAATAATTGCGCAAACATTATGCATGACCTTCCCCTCATACTCGGCTTCCTGTCCCCATTTAGCAGGCAAAAACTAATTACTGATGACCTCGAAATGTTCGAGAAACAAATCGAAAGATTAGAATACGCCGCCACTAGCGCCGCCGATGACCTCTCAGGGATGCTCCTCTACACACAACAAATCAAAAAAGAATTAAACGAAATTAGAAAAGAGAGAGTAAATGACTAACCTCGAACTAGACCAGGATATAAGCGCTACCGCGCGGCAACTCACTAAAAATATCTATGAGCACGCTCAAATCACGCTCCAACTATCCAAAATCGGCAGAAGCATAGAGGACTACCTAGATAACCCGGAATCCGAAGAATCTGTAGGGCTAAAGATACTCGCGGGCGGAGTGGGAACAGCCGCAATCCTCGCCGCCACCAACACCGACCGTATCCGGCAATTGTCCTACACCCTCCGGACGCTACTAGCTGGGGAGGTAGTAGACGATGAGTAAAAAACGAGGCTATCGCATGGATACCCCGCAAGACCGCATCTGGCGCGGCCTCACGTACGCCGCAGGAAGTATCATTACCGCGCAAAGTCAGCTCGGTATCGCCTTGGAATGTGTGCATAAGGCTATGGAAACCTGCACCCCCTACGCCGGGAAAGACTATACGTACGGCTCAATTTTCAAGGATACGGCAGACATGGAGGACGCGCTCGCCTGGATAAATGACCAGGCAGCACAGGCACAAGTCGAAATAGCCAGAATCCCTAAATCCGTGCTGTCGATTAGGCATGAGCTTACCCAGCTAGAAAAGAAAGGGCGCAAAAATGGTTAGCCACGAATACATGGAGACCATGCGAGCTATACAAATCAACGGAAAAGGCATCGGGCGCTCCGTCTGCCACATACAAGAACTCGCGATAAAACTAGGGAACACGCTAGGGGTCATTGAGGGGCATTTACAAGCAATCACCCCTAAAAATCTAATAAAACACCCGGAAAATCTAGATGAGCTAATCGAAAAATTGGGGATTTTAGCGGACGACCTAGAGACCATATCCGGCGTGGTGGCTGCTCAGATAGCGACGATTGAAAAGCTCATCAAAACCGCCCGCGCTCTAAATAATAGCGAGGAGGCAGGGAATGCTGAAAAATAGAGACCGAAAACTCGCAGAAAAAACCCGCACATTTTCCCGGGTTATCGCAGATTCCGCCGCTGAGACAGACACTAACGCGCAAGCCCTATTAACCGCCGCCTATGCTTTCAACGGCTGGGTAGCAGGGCTAACCGATGAGGGCATTATCGACGGGATAGAAGCCCTAGAGCACGACCTCGACCAAATCAATGATTTCGCAGTAGAGGCACAAAAAGCCGCCGACGAAACCATGATCAAAGCCTACGAAACCCGGGAGGCTCTGAGAATACTCAAGACCCGGCGAAACTACCGCGAAAAACAAGACGGCAAGGAAACCTGGGAACGACTACGAGTAGAGGAGGCAAATAAGTGAGCACCGTAAATGAGACCCTGAAAAATCTTAAAGCCGATACTGACTGGTGCATTATCGAAATCCGCGCCCAAATGCTAACCGCTATGAAAGCCCTACAAGCCGCGGACGAATGCCAAGCAATCATCAGGGGAACTATACGCGAAACTGAACCACCAATCCCACCCACCTGGTTTTTGGTGGAGCAGGTAAAAGAAATGCTCGACCATACCCGCAATCTAAAAGCTCAGGCTGAGTTAATCCACGAAAACACCCGAAAACTTGACCATTATCTCTGCCAGCTAGAGACGCTAGAAAAAGAGGAGGGGAAATGCGAGACCCGTTAAACCCGGACACATGGGCGAAACTCCTTTTAATTATTGCAGTCGCCGCCCTACTCGCCGTAGGAATAGCCACCATAGCCGCGCCTACCGGAGACCCTGCAACCAAGCCCGCTGCCCAAGTGACGAGCGAAACCTGGTGCCGAATCCTACACGATACAGGCTCGCGCTTGTCGTGCGACTGGGACGACCCAAACCTACCCGCCAGGGCGCTAGAAAAATACCGCAGTAATCCTGGCTTGACGATTGAACAAGCCACAATTCAAGCCCAAAAGAAAGACCAAAAATAATGCACCCTAAAACCACACGCCCGCCCCGTCCCCGCGCTAAAGCCCCCGTAGCAAAAGCCTGGGCACTCGACGCCAAATGCGCAACCCCCGCCGGTAGAGCCCTAATCGACCTACTAACCGACCACCCCACCACCTGGGACAACCCGCATATACAAAAACGCATACACACCCTATGCGATACTTGCCCCGTCAAACCGGAATGCCGCAAGCTCGGGGAAGAACACGCCACCAAATCCAAATGGCAAATACGCCCCTGCGACGCTATCCCATACGCCGGACACCCCCTAAAACACTACCGAGACAACCTAGCCGCATAACAAAAAGGATCGCCAATGCCAGAGCAACCAAAAACCGGCACCCCCAAACACGGACACCACTGCCTCAACGTCCTAGAAACCTGGGACGGTCGCTACCCCGGCATCATCGACCTAGCCACCATGAAAACAGGCAACACCAGCCCCAGGCACGCCAGTGGCCGCGATCCCTACGCCCTGCCTTTCCACGCCGAAAAATGGTTAGACGAACCCCACCTCGGAGCAGACGGAGCCAAAACCTGGCCAGCCATCAGAGGCGTACTAGACGCATGGGCACAAACCCTAACCCAAACCCTCCAGCTAGACCCCGCCGATACATGGGGAACCCTCCACGAAGCCATAGACACCATGACCGAAACCGAGAATGAAGACCTGCCCCTCCTGTTAGAAGATATCGACACCCTTAAACGGCGGGTACAAAAAATAACCTCACCGGTTGAAATCTATGGCTCCTGCCCCATCTGCGGAACACCTACCCGCAAACGCTACAGCGCTAAAGGCTGGGACGACCTCTTCTACTGCCCTGAGTGCCCCAAAGCGTGGCGTACCCTAGAGTTTGCGCTCGCAGCCCGCGAAACCATAGCCCGCTCTAGTCAATGGATCACCGCCGCCAAAGCAGTCCAAATCTTTCCCGGGCTCACTAGCGCGAGACTTCGCCAATGGGCGCATCGCGATCAAATCACCACCCGCAAAGACAAAGCAGGACACAACCTCTATAAAGCCAACCAAATCCGCAAAAAACTGGTATACTGTCACGCGTAGGGCGTATTTAGTGCGCCTAAAACTCTTTTAAAGCGCACCTAACAGTTCCCTTTTAGCGCACCTACCCAAGATATATGAGCAGCAGAACCGGCACATCTAAACACCGCCAATGGCGCACCAGGTTAATCCACCGCGCAAAACATGCAGGACAAACCCGCTGCCCCATCTGCGGCACACCCCTAGCATGGGGAACCAGTAAACAACCTGACAGCCCGGAAGCGGATCACATCACGCCAGTAATCCAAGGCGGAAAAACCACCATGCAAAACGGGCGCATCATCTGCCGCTACTGCAACCAATCATTAGGATCTAAAGCCAAGAATCAGGTTCATAAGCGTGTCGGGCAAGCATCTAAGCCTTCCCCGTCACCTGCTGGCGCTATGACCAGCGCCTCTAAATGGTGAAACCCCGCTGACCTGCATAAACGCAAAAAATGGAACAGATATTGAGCATTTACCTGCGTAAACGCTCTAAAACCCAGGGTGAAATGCCCCCCACCTGCACATTTGTCACACCGGCAGCTTAGGGAAATATCCCCCCGATAAAAAACAGGACAATTCGAAAACACAAATCGACACGCGGGTAACTCCTGCTTTTCGAGTCGGAAAATAGTGATTATGAGAAATAGTAACATGGATCTTCTCCTGCGCCGCCAAAGAGCGCTAGAGCTCCGCAAGCAGGGGCTAACCTATCGCAAGGTTGGGGAAGCGTTGGGGATTTCCCCGCAGCTTGCTCACCATGACGTGAACACGGCTTTAGAAGAAGACAATCTAAATCTTCCTGAGAAGCTGGTAGATATTGAACTAGAGCGGCTCGATAATCTTTACCAGGTGGCTTATAGGCAGGCGCTTGATGGTGATTTGAAGGCTATGGAAGTAGCGCTGAAGATTAGTGACCGGCGCGCGTTTTTCACTGACAAGAAACAAGCCAACCAGCCTGCCCCGGTCAAACAAAAAGCTACTCCGATTGATGAGTTGAAAGCTAGGCGGGAGGCTAGACGGAAAGGGGCAGCGTGAGCCGGGAAGGAAACCAAGCCGCAAGGATAAATACCCATGCGCCGTTTGAGTTTTCTTCTGGGCAAGACGCAGGTTACCTCGCTTCGCGTTATGGGCTTGCTCCTGACCCGTGGCAGCAAACCTGCCTAGACAGCTGGTTTGCAGAATATAAGAACATGCGGCTGATTCACTCTAGGGTGGGGCTAAGCGTTCCTCGCCAGAACGGAAAAAACGCGGTTCTTGAAATCGTTGAGCTCTATAAAATGGTGATTCAAGGGCGCAAGATTCTGCATACGGCGCATGAGGTGAAAACGGCTCGTAAAGCGTTTACTAGGATTGCCGGGTTTTTTGAGAATGACCGGGCTTTTCCTGAGCTGGCTGAAATGCTGAAATCTATTAGGCGCACGAACGGTCAGGAAGCTATCGAGCTAATTAACGGTGCGTCGGTGGAGTTTATTGCCCGGTCGCGTGGGTCTGGTCGTGGATATACGGTCGATGATTTGGTGATGGATGAGGCGCAAGACCTCACCGATGAACAGCTTGAAGCTTTGCTGCCTACGATTTCTTCTGCTCCCTCTCGTGACCCGCAACAGATTTACACCGGGACTCCTCCGGGGCCGCGTTCTCCTGGCACGGTTTTTGAACGCACTCGAGGTTTGGGGGTGTCTGGTAGGGATAGGCGGCTTGCTTGGTGTGAGTTTTCTATTCCGGATGATTTGACCCCGGAAAAAGCCGCTACTAGGTGGCGGGAACTTGCTTATGATACTAATCCGGCGTTGGGTATTCGTTTGGCGGTGGGGTCGGTGCAGGATGAGCAGCGCACGATGTCGCCTGATGGGTTTGCTAGGGAGCGGCTTGGGCAGTGGCAGGGCGGCGCGAATATTAAGGCGATTGACCTGGTTGATTGGCGTGAACTCTTCATCAACGAAGAGCAAGTGCCCAGTGATGGGCGGGTGATGTTTGGTGTGAAGTTTTCCGCTGATGGAGCGCAGGTGGCACTTGCCGGAGCGATGCGACCGAAAACCGGTCGTACGCATATGGAGGCTATCCGGTGGGAATCCATGCGGGAAGGTACAGGCTGGTTAAAAGATTTCCTGCTTGACCGGAAAGATAAGACCGCCGCTGTAGCTATCGATGGCAAATATGGCAGCGGCATGCTAGTAAATGAGTTGATTGAAGCGGGTTATCCGAAGAAGGCGATTATTTGCCCACGCGTGGATCAGTTGATTGCTGCTCATTCCATGCTGGAGCAAGCGATTAGGGATAAAACGATTTCGACTATTGAGCAAGAGGAAACCATTAAACAGGTTGAGGGCGCAGTTAAGCGTCCTATTGGGCGTGATGGTGGTTTCGGTTGGGCTGCGAAGAGTGAGGAGGGCACCGTGATTTGTTTAGATGCGCTCACTCTCGCTTTTTGGGCATCTCGTAATACTAGGCGGCGTCCTGGCAGAAAGGCGGTGGCTTTATAGTGACTTTTTTTGAGAATGCGCTTACCGCCGGGACAGCTTTCAACCCGCCTGAAACCATCAAAGGTGTTAGCCCGCTGGAAGCGGATAAGATACGGGCGCTTTGGGCGGTTTGGTCTCGCAAACTTTCGCGTAATCTGTTGCGGTCGTCTTATTATGACGGAAAAGTTCCGGTTAAGAATCTTTTTATTTCGACTCCTCCGCAGGTGGCTGCCCGGATTTCTTCGGTGATTGGTTGGCCGGCGAAAGCTGTTGATGCGCTTGCTGATTTATCGATTTTTGAAGGCTTCGTGTCTAAAGACGGGGTAACCGACCCGTTTGGGCTGTCCCCCATTTTGGAGCGAAATCACTTCTCTATGGAGTTTTCTCAGGCGGTACGGAGTGCCTATAAGCATTCTTGTGCTTTTCTTACGGTGGCGGAGAATCCGGAAGTGCCGGGTGAGATTCTTATTATGGCGCGTTCGGCTGAGTATTCGGCTGCCACGTGGGATAGGGTGCGCCGCGAAATGGACGGAATGCTCTCCATTATTGATACCGATAAAGATGGGCGTCCCACTATCGCGGATATTTTCTTGCCTGAAGCAACTATCCGTATCACTAGGCTCCCTGGTGGGGGGTGGAGCGCGGATAGGCGGGTGAATCCTTACCGGCAGGTGATGGCAGAACCTATCGTGTATGACCCGGATATTTCGCGGCCTTTCGGTAGGTCTCGGATTTCGCGCCCGGTTATGGCGATTACTGATAACGCTATGCGCACTATTTTGCGGGCTGAGGTTTCGGCTGAGTTTTATACTGCGCCGCGTATGGCTGCTATCGGTGTTGATGAGGATGCTTTCGCGTCTGGTAAATGGAATCTTGCGATTGACCGGTGGGTTGGTTTTAGTAGGGATGAGGACGGGCAAGCACCTAATGTGCAACAGTTCGCGCAAATGACTATGCAGCCCCTATTGGATCAGTATCGTTGGTATGCGTCGCAGTTTGCGGCGGAAACTGATTTGCCGGTGTCTTCGCTTGGTATTGTGCAGGATAATCCTTCTAGCGCTGAGGCTATGCGGGTTGCTAAGGATGCGCTTTATACGCGGGCTACTACTGCTAACTTGGCGCACGCTAACGCTTTGGAGCGGGTGGCACGCAAGGTTATAGCGTTGCGTGACGGGCTGGATGAGTTGCCTAGTGAAGCGTTTGGGATTGGCGCGAAGTTTGCGAACTTGAAGCCGGGTTCAGCTTTGGCTGCTGATTCGCTTTCCAAGCTGGTCGCCGCGTTCCCGTGGTTTGCTGATTCTGAGATTGCGCTCGAGTATGCGGGTTTTTCTCGCCAGGAGATTGACCGGTTGCAGGGGGAACGTAAACGCGCCGAAGGAGCGACGTTGATACAGCAGCTCCTAAGGGGTAACGCAGAGGGCGAAAACGCGGAAGATGAGAATGAGGGCGCTAGTGAGGTTCAGAAGTGACCTCCCTGGCAGATGCTAACCGGTTTTCAAAAACGCAAGCCATCCTAAAAACTAAAGCTCTAAAAGAACTCAAAAACCGCTTACGCGGCCTGCCAGAACTGGTGGACGAGACCGAGCTTCTCGAGTTTTTGAACCGGTTATTGCCGGAGCTTTTAGACCGGTACGGTTTGGTGGCTGCGGAAGCGGCGGCGCAATGGTATGAACAGATTCACCCTGACGCGAATTATCGGGCGATTGTGGAACGGGCTGACCTGTCTGTGCTTAGGGGCAGGATTGATGTGGATACGGCTTTTTATGCCGTGAAAACCCGGCAAGGCACCGATGGGTTAGCGCAGGCACTTTTTGACAAGATAGCCCCTGATTTTGAGCGGGAAATGACCCGGAGGGCGCGCCGTACCGTGCGCCGTAACATCCGGTTTGACCCGTCCAAGCCAAGATGGGCACGTATCCCTTACGGTAAGAAGACTTGCGCCTTTTGTGTGATGCTTGCGTCTCGTGGCTTCGCATACTATACGCAGGAAACCGCCGGCTATAAAGAAAAGTTCCATGATGACTGTGACTGTCGGATTATTCCACACTGGGGTAAAGGCAGCATTAAAGGCTATGATCCTTCGCCTTACATGGATTTGTATGAGCGGGGAAGGTTAGTTGCGGAACGCGCCGGCGTGCCTGCTACCCCTGAGAATGTTCTTAAAGGTATGCGTCTGGCTAACCCGGAAGCCTTTTCTGATTCCGCGAAGTTCGGGCAGGGCAAGCGGAAAGGTAAGGCTGACGGGACTCTACCGGGCGAGGTATGGAATGCGTATCGACAAAAAGTTGTAGACCGGTTTTTTGCGACTGATTTCCCTAAAGGACAAATCGTGAAACTACCACCAGTAGTACCCGCTACGCCACCGCCAGATTGGCCGAAAGATGCCCCGAAACTGAACGCCAAGAAGTGGAACCACATTTTGTACGGGGAATACGATAAAAAATCGAGTCGCTTTAGAGGCGGTCATGCTTACGGATATGGGTGGATCAATAACGGCTCCGAATTCCCCGAAGAGTGGAGTAAGGAAAAAATTGCTCACGAAATACTCGAAACTATCTATAAACCAGATCAAGACATTAGGGGCAAAAAGCAGATATTGCACCGCCACACCGAGGCAGGACTGATGCGTGTTATTGTGGATAACAATATAACTGTTACCGGCTACTTGGTGGATGAAAAACGATGACTTACGACGGGCTTTACGCTTCTACGCGTGCGTTCTTCGAAGCTCACGCCGCCCCTGACCAAATAGCGCTCCTAGATAGTCACGAACAATGCGATGGGGCTGGCTTTGTCGATTCAGTTCTATTGTTTATTGACCTGTTCCTTGGAGACGAGCCAGGAGTGGCCGAAAAAATCGCCAACTGGAAGGCTGCGTTAGATAGTCTCCCAGAAAACGACTAATCAATATCTGCCATAGTTCAAGATTTACCCGCCCTGCACAGGGTGGGTTTTTTATTGCCCGCACGGGAATATTTAAGGAGAAAAGATGCACGATATTGGCGCACCTGAAACCACGCCAACCACTGATAAGGCTGAGGGGGATGCGCAGACCCCGAAACCTACACCACCAGAATCCACGCCCGAACAGAATGGTGGGGATTCTACGGATTGGAAAAGTTTAGCCAAAAAGTGGGAAGCACGCGCGAAAGCCAACAAGAACGCTGCCCGCAAACTGGCTGAACTCGAAGAAGCAGCCAAGAGTGAGGAGCAGAAGCGCTTGGAGAAAACCGAGCAGCTAGAAAAAGAGCTCGCAGCCTATAAGCAGCGTGACCAGGTGAAGGCTTGGGCAGAAGAAATCGTTAAAGACAGTAGTATCCCGGCTTCGGTGCTACGTGGCACTACCCAAGAGGAACTGCTAGAGCATTTTGAGCAGTTAAAACCTCTCCTAGAAGCTAAACAGCAGCCTAAACCTGGGGTGTTTCCCGGGTTCGATAAACAGCCTGATAGTGGCGGTGCTGATTCTGCCTGGCTGGGGCGTCTTTTCGGAAAACAATAACCAAAACCAAACCATTTAAGGAGCAATAATAATGGCATTAATAAACACAGACACCACTAAGGTGCTTTTGCCGCGCAATATCGCCGATGGGGTCATCAAGGACACCATCAGTGAATCTACTGTCGCTAAGCTTTCGGGGCGTGAACCTCAAAAGTTCGGTAGCATCGACTATCTGGTATTTAATGGCACTCCGAAGGCTGAATTCGTTAAAGAGGGTGACGAAAAGGCATCTACTGATGCTTCTTGGTCTTCTGTAACCGCTATCCCGCATAAGGCGCAGGTTACTTTGCGTTTTTCCCAAGAGGTACAGTGGCAGGACGAAGACTATCAGTTGGGAATCCTAACCGAGCTGGGTAATGCGGGCGCTGTAGCTCTATCGCGTGCCCTCGACCTCGGGTTGTATCACCGGGTTAACCCGTTAACTGGCGCGGCCATTGATACTTGGACTAACTATCTGGCAGCAACCACTAACAAGGTTGAGCTGGGAACTACCCCGGCTGATGAAGCGCTGCGTTCCGCTGTGGGGTTGCTGCGTAACCAGGCGAAACCGAAGAACATTAACGGGTTCGCGCTAGACCCGGCTTATGGGTGGATGCTTGCCAATATCAAGAACGATAAGGGCGAACTGAAGTACCCGAACCTGGGATTCGGTACCGATATCACCTCTTTCATGGGTGTACCTACTGCGCTAGGCGATACTGTTTCAGGTCGTCCTGAAGCTAAAGATACCGGTATCCGCGCCATCGTAGGCGACTTTAAGGACGGTATCCGTTGGGGCGTGCAGCGCGATATCCCGGTGGAGCTAATCCGCTACGGTGACCCGGATGGTAAGGGCGATTTGCAGCGTAAGAACGAAATCGCGCTCCGCCTAGAGCTCGTTTACGGCTGGTATGTATTCACTGACCGTTTCGCTTTGGTTACTACTACCCCTGATGTGGGGTAACCGCTATGAGCGTGAATCTGATTGACCCTGCCGGGGTGAAAGTGAACGTGTCCGATAAGGACGCGGCGCATCTGCTGCGACAGGGATATAAGAAACCGCCAGTTAAACGCCCGGCAGCTAAGGCTACTGCCAAGAAATAGGTGGTTCTAGGGGAAAGGTAGGGGAACTTATGGCGTGGGCGACTGCTCAAGACGTACTCGATGACTGGATTGGCACGGATCAGCCGGTTAATGATGCGACTCTCGCCAGGTGGGTTGGGCGAGCCGAGCGGCTGCTGCGCCATGAGTTCCCCACCTTACAAACACGGCTAGACTCCGGTAACGAGCCTGACCTGCTCGACAGTATTCGGGATGTTATTTCGGCGATGGTAACCCGGGTTTTCCGCAACCCGGAGGGGATTCGGTCTCAATCTAGCGGGGCTGGTTCCTATACCGAGTCGGTAACGTTTGGTGGGGCGCAGCCGGGCGGGCTGTTTATTACTGACCGGGAGCGGGCATTGTTGATGCCGCCGGGTGAGGGCAGACCGGGTGCAGCCTACACGGTGCCCTCGTATCTTGGCGGCGGGCAGCATTTGCCGTGGTGTGACCATACGTGGGCAAAGAATCGGTGTTCTTGCGGGCTGGATATTGCGCCTTCCCCGATTTTTGAGGGGGCACGGTCATGATCCAGTCAAGGTCACGGCTAGTCGGTGAGCAGGTTGTTTTGCTGGTTCCGTGTCCTGCCGGACGCGACGGGGAAACAGCCAGGAACCCCATGGGAGAAATCATTACCGATGGAGATTTTGAAGGCACTTTAGATGATGTCCTTATCGTCCCCGGGGAAACCTCAGACCTAACCGGGTCTATACGTAGCGAGGGTGACCGTACGGTTTATACCCTGCATTTCCCTAAGGCTTTCCCCGGCGCGGTTAAGGGGATACCGCAAGAGTGCTTAAAGTCCTTGAAAGGGGCACGGGTAAGGGTTCGGGGCGAGGTTTTTAGGGTTATTGGTGACCCGAAACCCTATATGGATATTAATACTCCTACCCGTTGGAATTTCCCGGTGAGAGTGGAGGCGGTTAATGGCTGACGTGAAATTTAGGCGTTCTTCGCAAGGCTTTAGTGATTTTATGAATTCCGCGCCGGTACGCGGCGAGGTTGATTCTTATGTGCAACAGGTTACGGCTAGGGCTAACCGGATAAACAACGGAGGTAAACGGGGACGACCCCGCCACGCATTCAAAGGTTCCACCCAGGCAGGTAAAACCCGGGCACAGGGCATGGTGAAAATCAGTGACCCAGAAGATGATGAAACCTATGTGAACTCCCTGCGCAATAACACTCTTTTGAAAGCGCTCAAAGGAGGCTAACAGTGCAGATACAATCCGTTGAGCTTTTAAAGTGGCTGCGAGGTAAAACCCGTTGGGAATGCTACGGGGTGGTACCTGATCCGCGCCCTGACCAGTTCATCACTATAGAGCGTATTGGGGGACGCACCTCCAGAATCCTCGACTATCCCTCTTATGCGATACAAGTTTGGTCTAACAAGCTTTTAGATGCAGATATGGAAGCCACCAAGCTACAACAAGATTGCTACGACTTGGAGCTTGAACCCTGGGTCGCCGGGGTCGAGGTAGGCAGCCTCTATAACTTCCCAGACCCTGATTCCAGGCAGGCGCGCTATCAATTCACCCTCGATTTAGTAACAACAATCAACATTTATTAAGGAGAAAAACCATGGCAAAAGGTACTCTGAATGCCAATAATGTGTCTGTGGGTAAACCGCAGGCTGCGGGCGGGATTTTCGCTGCCCCAACCGGTACGGAACCACCCGAAGACGCAGCCAGCCCGCTTGCGGAAACTTTCGTAAACCTGGGCTATGTATCTGAGGACGGGCTCACTAATGCTATCGAAACCGATACCGAGGACATTAAGGAATGGGGCGGGGCAACCGTCCTAACCGTCCAAACCTCCCGTACCGAGACTTTCACGTTTACGTTCATTGAGTCTCTCAATGAGGACGTGCTCAAACAAGTGTATGGCGCGGATAATGTTAAAACCGGCAAGGTCATCCATAACGGGCTTCCTAAAGGCCGCTGGGTGTATGTTTTTGAGATTCTGCTAACCGGTAACAAGAAGCGCCGTATCGTGGTTCCTAACGCTGAAATCACTGAGGTTGGTGAAACCGCATATAAGGCTGGGGAAGCTATCGGCTACGAGATTACGCTCTCCGCTTTCCCTGATAAGGACGGGAATACGGCGTATGAGTATATGGCGGAAGCAGCCAATACCGTGTCTGCAGGGAGTGAAAGCTAATGGCTGTACCTAAAAAAACCGCTTCCAAAAAACCAGCGACGGCCAACCAATCGCCGCGTAATCCGGCAGCCATCGACAGTAAAACCAAAGTCACCGTTAAGGGGATCACGGTTTTTTTGGACGGGGACGCGATGGACGATGTGGAGTTCGTGAAAAACCTGCGGGCTTTGCAACGCGGCGAAAACGAGCTTCTCGTGTGGGACATTATCGAAACCATGCTAGGAGCCGAACAGTTGGACGAGGTGTGCGACAAGCTCAAAGACCCCGCTATCGGGCGGTGTCGCATGTCCGATTTGGGGGCGTTTTTGGAGGAGATTTTCAATAAGCTCCCAAAATAATAGTTTTCCTGCGCCTAAGCGAGAACTATCCGGATGAGCTAACAGCGGATTTTGCGGCTCGCTATGGGCGCGACTGGAAAAACATGGGGTTGTGGGAGGCAGCGGTGCTTGCATGGCCGCTGCTATCCCGCCCCGATTACGAAATCTGCAGGGTACTCAATCCTGACGGATGGTTTTGGCAAGACCCAATCTTTAATGCCCTCGCGGGGATAGCGGGAGTGAAACCACCAACCAGTAAACCCCAAAAACTCGAGTCTTCGGGTGATGGTTTACAGGCGATGGATACCGATCAGGTGGATCGCGTCCTCGCGGGGGCGTGGATTCCTACCGAAAAGCAATAACTAAATAAATGGAGGTGGACTCGTGGCAGCAAACCTCGGCGTAGCATACGTGCAGATTGTGCCCTCAATGAAAGGCATGTCCAGCTCTATCGCTAAAGAGCTAAACCAGGTTGCTTCCGAGAAAACCTTCAAGAACACTTCTAACGGGATTAAGTCCTCTATCGGTGGGGCTTTCAAGGTCGCGGGTAAAGCCGGCCTGGTGGCGATGGGTACCGTTTCAGCGGCTATTACCGGTATCGCCGCTAAGGGCGGTTTCACTAGGGCTCTTAATATCGAGAATGCTACCGCTAAACTAAAGGGTCTTGGGCATTCTACGGCGTCGGTTAAATCCATTATGGATTCGGCTAACGCTTCGGTTAAGGGTACGGCTTTCGGGCTAGACGCTGCAGCGACTTCTGCTGCTATGTTGTCTGCTGCTGGGATTAAATCCGGTAAAGACATGACCGCTTCGTTAAAGAGCGTTGCTGATGTGGCAACGATTTCGGGGCGGTCGATGGAAGACGTGGGAATGATTTTCGCGTCTGTCGCGGCACGCGGCAAACTCCAAGGCGACGACCTACTCCAGTTGACTTCTGCCGGGGTTCCTGTGCTGCAAATGCTTAGTAACCATTTGGGGAAAACCGCCACTGAGGTTTCCGCTATGGTGTCTAAGGGGCAGATTGATTTTGCGACCTTCCAGGCCGCTATGGAGGAAGGTATCGGGGGCGCGGCTCTTTCCTCTGGTGACACGTTCACCGGTGCTATGGCAAACGTTAGAGCGGCCTTGTCTAGGATTGGGCAGAAAGTCGCTACCCCGGCGTTAGAGTCGCTTCGCCGTATTTTCGTGGCTTTAATCCCGCTGATTGACGCGGTTGGTGAAGCGCTGGCTCCGTTGATTGAGAAGCTTGGTACGAAAATGTTGGCGGCGGCTGATAAGGCTGCTGGCGGTATTGAGCGGTTCACCGCGTGGTTTACCTCGCTTAATAATGGCGAGTTGAAAACCTTTATTGCTACTATCCCGGTAGCTATTATGGGGCTTTCCCAAATGGGGACAGCGTTTTCAGTGTTCCGCACTATCAAGAATGTGTTTTTCCCTCACAAGAAGGGTGCGGAAGAAGCCGGGAAAGCTATCTCTAAAGCTGCTGGAGATACCGAAAAGGTAGCGAGCAGGTTCAGTAGCATCTCCACTAAGATAAGTGCTGCTTTTAGGGGGATACCGGGGCGTATCGGGGCAACTTTCGCGCGGATTCCTGGGGTTACTGGGGCGGCTCTAAGAAGCATCCCGCGTATCTTCTCCTCCACGGTGGGGAAACTGCCCGGCTTGTTCGGTAAGGTCTTCGGGCGGATTCCTGGCATGATTGGTGGGGCTTTCGGTAAGCTCCCTGGGTTAATAGCGCGGTTCCCTGCCCTGTTTGCCCGGTTGATTCCGTTGGTGTCTCGCCTCGCCGGGGTTTTCCGGATGCTCGGAGCTACCATGATGGCTAACCCGTGGATGATTGCTGTCGCAGGGGTAGCCGCCTTAGGTGCGATGCTGCTTGCTACCGGCGGGGATATGACCGTAATAACCGGGAAAATCGGTGCAGTTTCCCAGCAAATCGTTGGGTTTATCAATAACCTGACCGCGCAACTTCCCGGGATTATTAACTCGGTCGTAGGCGCTTTAACCGGGATAATAACCCAGGTCGCAACCGTGCTACCTAGCATTATTACAACTATTGTCCAGACGATAGCGACCATGCTACCGGCTCTGATTAACGCTGCTACACAGTTGTTGCTGGGGTTGGTGCAGGCTTTAACCCAGGTGTTACCGGCACTTGTGGACGGGATAGTCCAGATGATTAACTCCCTGGTACAGGTGTTACCGACGCTTATCCCGATGCTTATTCAGGGTGCTATCGCGCTTTTCATGGGGATAGTGCAAGCCATTACCCAGGTGATCGCGCCGCTAGTGCAGGGATTGGTGCAACTGGTGACGACCCTTATCCCTGTCTTGGTGGCGCTAGTGCCGATACTAATCCAAGCCGGGATTCAGCTTTTTATGGCTTTAGTACAGGCGTTGATTCCGATTATTCCCGCGCTAATCAACGGGCTGGTTACCCTGATTAACGCGCTAATACCGGCACTTATCGGCATGATTCCGGTATTGATAGGGGCAGCCATACAGCTATTTATGGCGCTGGTACAGGCTTTACCGCAGATTATCCCGCCTCTAATCGGCGCATTGGTAAACATGGTTACAACGCTAGTGCCAGTGTTGATTGGTATGATTCCAACCCTTATACAAGCCGCAATTCAACTATTTATGGCACTCGTGCAAGCTCTGCCACAAATAGTAGTTGCATTGCTTGGTGCGCTTGCAGATATGGGTAAGCAAATATTCCAAAAAATAGCTTCGCTAGGTCCTGGGCTGAAAGACAAAGCATCTCAGGCTTGGACTTCGCTTAAGAACGCATTCAGTTCTGGGATTAGTAACGCGGTTGATTTAGTGAAGTCCTTACCGGGTAAAGCCTTAAGCGCTTTGGGGAATCTTGGAAGCACCTTGATGGATTCAGGACGTTCTTTGATTAATGGCTTCAAAGATGGCATCGTGAACGCATTCAAAGCTGTGAAAGATGCTGTTAAAAACGGTCTTTCTAAGATTAGGAGCTTTTTCCCGTTCTCTCCCGCGAAAGAGGGGCCTTTCTCTGGTAAGGGCTGGGTGCTTTATTCTGGGTTGTCGATTGGTGACGCGATGGCTGAGGGGCTTGAGCGTTCCTCGCAGAACGCTATCAATCAGGCTAGGGAGCTGGCTGTCAGGACGAGGGCTGCCCTGGGTGATTTCAGTACTCAAGCGGCTTTCAATCTTGAAGCACGTGCCGGGCAAAGCGCGGGCTGGTCTGGTGGTGACCGCCCGGTGGTAGTCAATAACACGCTGAGGTCTGATGACCCGACCCGCATGATGGGTATGTTGGCGCGGCGTCTCACGGGTGTACCGGAGGTTTCTAGCCAGATTGGAGGAGCCGTAGCTTATGCCTAATAACACGCAGCCTCGGCAGGTGACGCTTTGGCAGGAGCAAGCCGCCAAACTTAGCGGGCTGACCTTTGGTGGCGTGGACACTGATGGTGTCCAGTGGGTTCTTACCGATATATCGGGTTTTTACGATATCGATTTGGAGGGTGAGACTGGGGCTAGGGCTTGGCGTGATGGTGACTGGGTAGGTAAAGGCTGGATACGTGGACACCGGTTCACCGTGAAAATCACGGTCAAGACTGATGAGAACCGCCCAGAACTAATCACTAGCGCGGTGGAGGCGGTAAAACGGGCTCTGCCTGTCCGTGCCCCCGCCGCGTTGGTGGTTCAGGATAGGGGGCAGGTTACGGCTGAGGACGTGATTTGCGAGGACAAGGTTACGGTCACTAGGTGGCGTACCGCTGCACATATCGAGATTCCCTTCCTGGCTCCTAATCCTGTGCGGTATGCCGCTGACTGGGAGACCGGGCAGGTGGCGTGGGAGGTTTTCGAGACCGGGCTGCCTAAAAAGACCGGGGGGCTTCACGCCCCGTTCACCGTGCCTTTCATTATTAAATCTGAGACTGTGGCGGGTGAACTCAGGTTTAACGTGGGTGGTTCGGCGCGTCCCTTGTCGCAGATTATTATCACGGGCCCGGTAAAGAATCCGGTGGTTCGGGACACGGTGGCGGGGTGGCGTGTCGCTGTGAACCTGGACATTCAAGAGGGAGAGCGTCTAGTGATTGACCCTACCGCTAGGACGGTCGAGCTTAACGGCGCGTCCCGTAGGGGCGCTATTAGCGGTGGTTTCCCAGTCATCGATGTCGGGGAGCATTTAATCACCTGGTCGGCGGATAGCTTTTCGCCGGACGCGCGGTTGAAGATTCGGGTCGCGCAATCCTATCTATAAGGAGAAATGTTTTATTATGGCTTATGCTAGTAAAGATTTACTTGTCCCGTGGGCGCTTGATGCCGGGACGGATAATATACCGGAATATACGGGGCGTGACCTGCGGGACTTATTCGCGGTATTCTTTGAGCCTAAATCCGAGAGCGAGCCTTTCCAAGCCGCGCCCGGTATCCTGCGAGGCTGTCAGGTTTCGGCTACCTCAACTGAGGTCACTGTCCAACCGGGGCATTGCATGATAACCACGGCGGGCGGGTCGTACCTGACGGGTGTGAAGAACCCGGTGACTCTGCCTCTTACTGCGGCTCATGAGAGTTTTGACCGTATCGACCTAGTAGCACTTTCTATTGAGGAGACGGCGGACACGGGGCGGGGCGCGAAAATCCAGGTTATCGAGGGCACGCCCGCCGCATACCCCTCTAATCCTGTCACCCCCGCCGGGGCGATAGCTTTAGCTTCGGTGGAAATATCTATTTCTTCTGCTCCTAGAGTGATTCCCGGGGGGCAAGCGTCCCTAGCGGGCGCTGGTAAATCAGTGATTAACTATTCGCT